GAGGAATTGTTGAATCTTAAGCCGGGCAATAAGGCGCTCCCAAAGTATTTACGCGAGGCTGTGTTGGTAGATGGCCAGAGCCAAACAGACCTTCAGCGGGCGTTTACCAAGGCCAAAGCAAGGGCTTTGAGAACAGGGGCACTCAGGGCAGCATATCTTCAACTCCTTGAAGCGATTGAAGACGTGGAGGCAGGGGCAGGTGATAAGCATCTGGCAAAGAAGCTCCGTGTTGCCTATGAAGAAAAGATGCGGTACTTCGCCAAGCGGATAGCAGAGACCGAGCTTGCAAGGGCGTACTCAATCCAGACGGCAAGAGAAATCATGGCCGATGATGGGATTGAGTATGTTCAGTGGAGGCTATCCCCCGCCCATCCTGTTGAAGACATATGCGACTATCTAGCTGGCGTAGACAAACACGGTCTCGGGCCTGGAGTTTATCCGAAATCCGTTGCGCCTGTTCCCCCCGCTCATCCTTTCTGCAAGTGTGTCTTATCCCCAAGACTTGATCTCAACGGCGAACAGGTAAAACCCAAAGACAACGCGCAGGAGGCTTTCTTTCGCTCCCTCAGCCAGAAGAATCAAAGGCTGGTAGCTGGGTCGGAAGATAAGCTAAACCGTGTTAAATCCGGCCAGGATGCGCTTGAGGTCCATAATTCAAACATTGACCCTACTTATCAAGTGAAGCCCGCTGGAAGTGTTTAGGTAACAGCAGGCCGCTCGCCCACAATCTCACACCTAACCACCATGAGCTTGTAAGTATCAAGCCTATCCTCGTCTGTCACGGTATCCAGATACCGCCCGCCATGAGCCTTTACGGTTTTTATAATCTCCCCTTCCATCTCAAGTAGCTTTTCGTAAACCACCTCAAGCCCCTTTGATTCAGCAAGGTTATACCCAAAGTAGATAGCCACTTCGCAGGTGCGGTTTTCATAAGGTCGGCCAGGGACCATCCGCACTGGAACAATACGAATCAACGGATAAGCAGCGGGGGAGATATTGGCCTCTATGCCTATCTTGCAGGTGCAGACTGCATCGATGTCTTTTAAAGCATCTCTCAGGGTTACCAGATCGCTATACATCATGCCCTCTCAAGGGGTATGGAGTAGATAGGGGCGTAGTTGCCATCGTCGTCAGGGGACGCTGTGCGAGCTTTGGCAAGCAATCCCTCGAACTCCTTGTTGTACATTTCCAGTTTCTGAGTAAACAGGTCTTCATCGCTTGCCTTGTTCTCCTGGCAGACAAGGATATAGGCTCGAACGATGGTTAGTCTGTCCCGCCAAGCATCGGTAAACGTGCCAAGCAGGTCTACATCCGTGTAAGCCAGCTGCTCAACGTCATAATCACAGAAGTCTTTAAGGTAGGCATCCCTGTAATCCAAACTCATATATTCCGTCCTATCGCATCAGATACTAGTTGTGAGAATTGGCGCAGGGCATCCTCTGCGGCTCGGTCCATGTAGGCATCACCGGCATAACCTGGGTGTTCTCTGACAAACTTGGCAAAGACAAACTTGCTATTAGAGACCCAGCGAAGCGCCTTTTTATCTTTCGGCCTGATATCGTGCGGCTTTGTGCCCTGAATTACATAGAATGCATGTGGTGCGCGTCTGGTATCGTGCCCTACTGTCCGTATGGTTTCAGCGTCTTTACGGTTGAAGACCGATTGAAATAATGCCCCAGTCCCGCCCGCCTTCGTATGCCTTCCCGCTCCCTTCTGGGCAGAGTCATAGGCAATCTGCGACATTTTGTTAATCACATCCCTCTGGACGCCTAACGGAAAGTCTTTAAGGTCGGCAATAACCTCCCTCAATCCTTTAACTTCAACATCAGCCATCAGTCTGGCTCAAATCGTTGTTGAGTGAATTTGTAAGGTCTTCTAGTTGATCCCGGTCCATACCTGAGAACTGGGTTTCGATCACTTTCTTCTGCTGCTCCATCACCACAGCGGGAGACATTGCGGTCTCTTGCATATCTCTAAGAATTTGCAATTCCTGCTCGGTATCGGCCAAGTTGAAGTCACGCGGCCACTCGATTTCTGGCAGTTCATTGATGCCCAGCCACCTAGCAGTAAGTTCCCAGGCTCTACGTTCTAGGTCTTCCATCCTGCCGCAGAATTTAGCGAGTTCGGCATTAATCGTGTGAAATCGCATCTGCATGGCAATCCCAGACTCTTGCTGGTTGATCTGGGTCACTTCCAGTCCGATATCTGAAATCTGATCCCGGATATCCCTAATCCGCTCAAGGTAGATGCTCGCAGGCCCATCAGGCGGCGCTATGAAGGCAGGTGTTGAGCCCCCGTGCATGAGCAGGTTATTGGTTCCAATCGTCTCTCCAGCGATTCTCGCGGCTTCCAGGCGCTCTTCCCCTGATGTGTTGTCGGGAACCTGCATGGTCAGCAGGGAGAATGTCTGGGAGCGCAGTATTTCATCCAATTCTGAATCAAGGTTATAAAGCCTTTTGGACAGATCAGCTATGGGGGCAAACGGTCCGACATTGGGATAGTCGCCCATCTCGGTAAATGAGATCACAGGGCATTCTCTTAAAGGATGCTCTCCAGAAGTCAAAACCTTGTCATCGTTGTCCCTTGCCTCCCACATTTCAGCATCGAAATGCCAGACACAATCTACTTTCTCCCCATTTTCCTTGGTGTAGGTTCCTGAGAATTCAACGTAATCAAATTTGCCGTAATCGTTGACCTGATAATCAGTGACGTTCTCTGGAAGAATGTATGTCCAATAAGGTGCCACCCTATTGGCTATCTGCTCCAGTTGGGTTTGGGGGATTTGGTTCGGCATATCGACAAGGAGAAGTAATGATCCTCTGGCTTTGGCATTAAGCATGAACTCCTGCCAGAAAACGTCTACCGAGTTATTTTTACCATCAACGTCATCCATGACCAGTGCAAGGATTTCGTTGGATACCTCCCGGCTTACTGGTTTTGATGCAACATGAGAGACGAACGCATTAGTCACCTTGGCTAACGGAGAGGCATAAAAGGCCAGCTCACAGCGGCGGGCAAACTTCTCGTCACTCTCCCTTGGGTACTTAATCAGATAAGAATAATTGACGTTTGAGGGCTTGTCATAAGCGTTATAGGTGATAACGGGCCTAAAAGGCCCATCGCCATTTAATGCGTGACCAATAAACCTGAATCGTGTGCTTTCAGTTTTCATTGCTTGCCCCTGTCTGCGGTGCATCAATTTTACCTGCTAAGCGTGCCACGACTTGGCACAAGCCTATTTTACCCTTATGGCGTACCACTATATTCAGCGAGAGGCTCAAAACGTGGATATATCCGAACTGAAAGAATCCCTCGGCGACGAGAAGTATGCCGAGCTTGAAACCTATGTATCTGACCTTGTTGGGCAGCGTGATGCTGCCAGAAACGAGTCAATTTCTGGACGTAAGGGGCTAAAAGAGAAAGTAGCCGCCTACGAAACCCAGTTGTCAGAGGTTTTTGAGCGTTTGGGGGTGAGTTCTTTCGATGAACTGGATGATTTGCCTGAGCAGAAAGGCGCGGCAGAGGCGGCAAAGCAGTTTGAAGCCAAAATGAAGCGCATGGAACGGCAAATACAGGAAGCTACCGACGCCAGAACTGCCGCAGAAACGAAACTGCGTGATGTGGTGAGAAAGGCAACGGTATCAGAAGCTATGGGTTCGCACGAATTCGTAGCTAAGGATGTGGTCTCCGACTATGTAGCCAACCGGCTTGTGTGGGAGGAAGACGAACTATTGTTTCGGCAGGATGACGGCAAGCTGATATCCGTTACTGATGGGGTATCCGCTTTCGCCAAATCAAGGCCGGAACTTTTGAAATCGACAGGCGCGGGAGGCGCTGGCGTTCGCTCCAACAACGCGAGAGGCAGTGAGGGGCAGGTAACCATGACACGGGCTGAATTTGAGGCACTTCCTCCGCAAAAGCAGATGGAAGCCGCCAAAGCCGGTGTAACCCTTCAATAAAGGAGCTTTAACGTGGCTAACACACTGACCAACCTTATCCCTGAGCTTTACTCAAACCTTGACGTCGTTTCCCGCGAGCTTACCGGTCTCATTCCGGCTGTAACGCTGGATGCTGCCGCCTCCCGTGCTGCGGTTAACCAGACTGTGCGGGTTTTCCAGACCCCGGCTGCGACTGCTGCTGATGTGACTCCTGGTGTAACTCCCCCGGATGCTGGTGACCAGACTATCGGAAACACTACGGTGGCGATCACAAAATCCCGCCGGGTTTCTATCCGCTGGAATGGTGAGGAAGACCTTGGGATCAACTCTGGCCCTGGTGCTCGTAATATCCGCGCCCAGCAGATTCAGCAGGCTTTCCGCACTCTCTCCAACGAGATTGAGACCGACCTTGCTGCCCTGCATGTAGCGGCTTCACGGGCTGTAGGAGCTGCCGGTACTACCCCGTTCGCAACGGCTGGCGATTACACTGCGGCTTCACTGTCTCGCAAGGTGCTGATGGACAACGGTGCACCTACCAGTGACCTGCAACTTGTCATCGATACCGCCGCAGGTGCAAACCTCCGTGGCAAACAAGCTGATGTTAACCGTCAAGGTACGGACTCAATGCTCCGTCAGGGTGTGCTGCTGGATCACTCTGGAATGATGATTCGCGAATCAGGCCAGATCGTCACCTTCACCAAAGGAACCGGCGCCTCAGCGACTACTGATGACACGGGTTATGCAGTGGGTTCAACCACTATTACCCTGGCTTCTGCCGGCACTGGCACCATTCTGGCGGGCGATGTGATTACTTTTGCCGGTGATGCGAATCAGTATGTTGTTGCCTCTGGTGATGCGGATGTTTCAGGTGGCGGCACCATTACTCTTGCGGAACCTGGCCTTAAAGTGGCAATTACTACCGCAGCGACTGCTATCACTGTGGTTGCTAACTCAGCCAGAAACATGGCTTTCAGCCGCAACGCCATTGTACTGGCTCAGCGCCTCCCGGCTCTGCCTGAAGGTGGTGACCTGGCTACTGACCGCACAACGGTTGTTGACCCGCGTTCCGGTCTGGCCTTCGAAGTGGCGATGTATCCCCAGTATCGTCAGATGCAGTGGGAAATCTCCTGCGCGTGGGGTGTGAAGGTTGTCAAGCCTGAGCATCTGGCCCTGCTTCTGGGTTGATAGTGAATAGCCCGGAAACAATGCGCGTTTATTACATCGGCCCTCCTGAGTGGGGGCCGGTTGTAATCAATGCAGACAGTTTTGATCCTGCCCTGCACATTGAAGCTGATAAGAAGGTTGAGCCAAGGTCCGACCCCAAACCAGCGAAGCGCGGCAGGCCACGCAAGTTAAAGGAGGCTTGAAATGCCTACAGCAGAAGACGCCAAACTTGAATACGAAGGGGGCCAGACATTCTATGCCATGTCTGCTCTGACGGATTCGGGTGATTTGACCACGTTTACCAGTTCGGCTACTTACTGGTCCCAACGATCAGGGTATGCCCCTGTCATCCGTCCCAATGGGATTATTACAGGTGGTGCGGTAACCCCTGCCGCATCGGGGTCCAATGATGTAGTCGATACTGCCGCAATCAGCTGTAACCTAAATGGCGTAGTTACCGCTGTTAGTGCCGGGACTAATGTATCAATTACCCGGCCAGCTACCGCTGTCTCAAAAGTAAACTCTATTACAGTAAACTCCAGCGGAG